GCGCAGGTGTCCGGCGATGCGCAGGTGTCCGGCGATGCGCAGGTGTCCGGCAATGCGCAGGTGTCCGGCGATGCGCGGGTGTCTGGCAATGCGCAGGTGTCTGGCAATGCGCGGGTGTACGGTATTATGCGATCCGACGGTTACTGTTTCGTTTACGTTCCTTGCGCGGATGACAAATGGCGAGTCATTGCCGGCTGTCGGTATTTTACTATGGACGAAGCCCGCGCACATTGGGGAAGTCCTGACTACCGGGATGCAAAGCTTGCAACCGAAACACTCGTCATTCTCGACTGCCTGGAGAAGCTTCGCGCTGTGAAACCGGAGGGGGTATAAGATGACTGCCCCGGAGAGAGCATCCGTTTTCTTGAGGCCAACCAGCTCAGACGATAGGGAGCTATGCGTTAAGCTCGGCGACGGCAGGCTGTTTATCTACACCATTGGCTTTTCCCAGATCGCGTACCTAGGGGAGACATGCAACAGGCTCGTGTACGCAAAACTGGCAGGGGCAAGAATACCCTTCGCCCAAAACTATGGAGGAGATGGTGAACATTAAAAATCAAGGCCCCATATTTGTTCCTGATCAGCATCAAAAAGAAATAGAAAATCTTAGTAAAGCCGCGCTAATGGATATGGTTTGGGACATGGCAACGCAGCTCACAGGAGGCGACTCTTTAGCTAACACAGACATAATGAAGCAAGTAAGGACGACTGCGGAAGTGATTGTCAGGTACAGGAAGCAAGAGAAGAAATGACCTTCCCCCCAATCGTAGACTTGAATCCCGAGAAACAGCGTAGCGGAATGCTTCGCATCGCAGATTACTGGACAACACTGAAAGGGGCTGACGCCATGAAAACCTACCCGGCTAAGGATGAACTGGAAGCTGAAATTGCCAACGTGCTTCGCCAGCGGCTTGACGAAGCGTACAGAATCGAGTGCAGACGAGACCAGCACCTTTTTCTCGTGTGCGTCGGCACGGTGGCCGTGACGGGCTTCCTGTGCGCCTGCCTGCTCTGGACGATCTTGCCGTAGAGGGAGGGGAAGACAATGATTGATCGAACGGAAGGCCAGATAGTGTTCTACTGCGATGGGTGTGGGGACGAATTCTACGAAAGTGGAACGTCTGAGTTTAACGAAGCTTGGGCTGACGCTTCAGCGGAAGGGTGGACGGCTAGAAAGACAAACAACGGGTGGACACACAAGTGTCCAAGTTGCAACGAATGACCTTCGCCCAAACGATAAGAGCCTATCGCGAGTCGGTAGGCTTGACACAGGCAGAGCTTGCACATAAGTTGACAGTCTCGTCGCAGACTGTGAACAATTGGGAGACGGGGAGAGTCGAGCCGTGGCCCAGGAGGAAAGAGGCACTTCTTGACCAGATTGGTGTGAAGTTGCAACACATGCCTATACGGGAAGGGGAAACAAACTCCTTTCCCAAGCATTACAGACAGCATGAACTCTGGGACAGGGCACATGGCATTTGTGAAGGGGAAAGTGCGCCAGTATACCAACGTAAGAGGCAACCGAATGTGTGTGAAGAAATTACCGGAGAAGGTCCGGCTGGCAGCCAAGAAAGCGTGGAAAAGCCGCAAATTGACTTCCGCCGCCCGCCACCACACAGTTAGTGTAGGCCCGTCCGTTAAGTGTGGCTGGTGCGACGTGAAGCATGCACCAGCTTATTCTCACTGTTTGAAATGCGGGAGGCGTTTTGATGTGGATGATCGTATGGGTGCAGCTGATGACGGGCCAGATGGGGCACGGGGAGTGCATGGCGAACAAGGCTGAGATGGAGTACCAAGCCGGAATCGCTAACGCGCATTTCTCAGGTGTGTACTGGCACTGGGTCGAGCCGTGCGGTGAAGACATATGAACATCATCACACTCGACTTTGAAACTTATTTTGACCAGGAATACAGCTTGGACAAAATGACTACTGAGTCGTACGTGCGCGACCCCCGCTTTGAAGCGCATGTCGTGGGGGTACGCTATCCAACGGGAGAAACCTATTGGAACGATCAAAAGCTGGAAGTTTACTTGCAGGATTTTGACTGGCATAACACGGCAGTCCTCGCACACCACGCGCACTTTGACGGACTTATCCTTTCTCACCACTACGGCATCAAACCGGCGATGTGGTTCGATACCCTTTCGATGGCACGCGCCGTGCTGGGGCCGCACCTTCCCAAGGGGCTGGGGGCGCTTGCAGAGCATTTCGGATTGGGGGCTAAGAATGTTCCATACGACCTTTTCAAAGGAAAGCACTGGCATGAACTGGCACCTGCGACACAGCAAGCAGTGGCCTCGGGATGCTGCCATGACGTGGAACTCACTTGGCATTTATTTTGTCTCTTATCCCAAGGGTTTCCAGCCTCGGAATTTGCCCTTATCGACGAGACCGTGCGCTTGTTCACGGAGCCTGTATTGGTGGGTAATGCCGCCGTTCTGGATCAAGTCTATCAGGAGGAAAGAAACGCCAAGGACAGGCTCCTCGCCGAACTAGGCGTGACGACGACGCAGCTTCGGCAGAATGAGACGCTGATTCACCTTCTGGAAGCCGAAGGCGTCGAGGTAGAGCGTAAGAATGGCAAGAATGGCCCGATCCCGGCTTTCGCCAAGACGGATGAATTCATGCGCGAGTTGGTGGATGACGAGAATCCGCGCGTGGCTGCCTTAGCGCAGGCCCGGCTCGATGCGGCAAGTAATCTCACGCTGACTCGCACCCAGCGCTTGCGGAGTATGACGGATAGAGGCAAGCTCTGCGTGTACCTCAACTACTGCGGCGCGCATACCAAGCGCTGGAGTGGTGGGGACAAGATGAATTGGCAGAATTTCCGTCGTGGGGCCAAGCTGGGGCAGGGGATCACGGTTGAAAAGGGCGACGTGATCGTGGTGCGCGACGCCTCGCAAATCGAGTGCCGCATGCTCAATGAAACGGCTGGGCAGTCGGACGTGATAGAGAAGTTTCGCAGGAAGGAAGACCCATACATCGGTATCGCCAGTCAGTTCTACGGGCATGAAGTCTACAAGCCGAAGCAGGGAGACCCGCGCTATGAGGAGATGGAGACTAAAAGAGGCACTGGCAAGCAGCTTGAGCTGTCTTGTGGGTACGGTGCTGGAGGCCCTAGTATTGTTGCTACTGCTCGCCGGGGCACTTATGGTCCTCCGGTATACCTTACAGATGCTGAAGGGGTAGCCGCACGCGATCTCTATCGATCGACGCATAAGTGGGTCGTAGCCCTATGGGAGAGCGCCAAGCACGTTCTGGAGGCCATGGCGCGCGGGGAGACGTTCGAGTGGTTGAGGCGTCGAGTGGAGAACAAGAGGCTCTACCTGCCGAACGGCCTGTGGCTGGACTACTCAACACTGCACAAGGACGATAATGGTGAGTGGCAAGTGCAGACGCGAAACGGCTTTGCGAGGATGTACGGTCCCAAGCTGGTAGAGAACTACATCCAAGCCATTGCCCGCGTGCACCTAGGAAACGCTTGGCTAGCTTGCCGGCAGGCGGGGCTGCGCGTGGTCTCTAGCGAGCATGACAAGTTGATATGCGTATGCCGGGAGAGTGAGGCGGAAGCCGCCGCTGCCTTTCTCCATGCGGAGTTGTGCCGGCCGCCGCCATGGATGCCGGACGTTCCCTTGGATTCGGAAGGTTATATCAGTCACGCCTATGCGAAAGGAGTATAAAAAATGACATCTAACTATCCGATTGTTACAGTAACTACTGAATCTACGAACTGGCTTACAATTGGGGGGTTTGCAATTGAAATTGCCGTCGCAGTTGCAATTTTAGCCGCTGCTCGATGTGCCCTTAAACATTGGAATGTATGGCCATGACCTTCATCCCCTCCTACACCTTCTACAACGACTTCGACAACTGCCCGCACAAGGCATGGAGGAAGTATATAAAGAAGGACTTGCCCTATGAGGAGAAGTCCGAGGCACAGCACAAGGGCACGCGCATGCACGTCGCCATGGAGAACGCCATAGGCAAGGACATGCCGTTGCCCGAGGAATGGAAGTCGGCGCAGGCGCTCGTGGACTTGTTCCGCAACATGCCCGACACCTACCCCCTGCGTGTCGAGTACAAGCTCGCCATGACGATGGATGGACCATGTGCCTATGATGCGCAAGCGGCATGGTTCCGGGGCAAGCTGGACGTTGCCGTGATGACCCCGACCAGCGGGGCATGGATCATCGATTGGAAAACGGGGAAGGTTCGCGAGGATCGTTTCGAGCTGGAGTGCCAAGCGCTCCTCTTAAAGACGAATCACC